TCGCAAGAACGTGTCGATGAAACGGCAAAACGTAAACATGAGTGGAAGGGGCTAGATGGCGAGATACCCGGCTTGGGGTTAGTTACCGAGGAGTTTTATAACGGGATGCTTTTTGCCGAAGACTATTTACGGGAGAAGAACACATGAAGCCTGTAGCGTGGATAAAAATTAGAGAGTTGTCATACATGAAAGCCGTAGCAGAATACGGCAAAGATGATTGGCAGACTAACCTTGGGCTAAAGCCTGAGCCTGATGATGAAGGGTTGTATACAGAAACTCAGGTGCAACGAATGATTGAGTTGCTGGAGCGTTGCGAGAACGAGATGCGCTACGCAGGGTGGACAAAGTTTGAATCAGACAACCCCGCAAGGAACGAGATATATGAAGAAGTGAAGGAGTTTTTGAAGTGACACCGCAACAAATCTTCATGCTCAAGATGTTTGCAGATGGGTGGGGCTTTAAGTTGTTCAACAAGAAGCCGGGGTCATGGAACACCTACTGGGCACTGCTACGCAAGGGCTATATCAAGACTGGGCCAACTAAGCAGACCAAGAGCGGACCAGTGGCAATAGACCGACTGACCGCAAAGGGCAAGCAAGCGTTGGAAAAACTAAAGGAGAAAGCATGAACGCAGAAAAACTTCAATGTTTAACTATGGCATCGTGGTTGCGAGGTTATGTTGGTTCGTTAGATGAGTACAAGCACGGGGCTTTGATACACAAACTTAATCAAGCGGCTGACCTACTAGCGAAAGAATGGGACGAGTATGCCCGTGCCAACGGGTATGAAGATATTAAAGTACCGGGGGTAGAAAAATGAAAGACAAAATTATTCCAGCAGTAGGTCTGATTCTTGGAGCCGCCATTTGGTTCTTTATTGGTGTGCAACACGGGTCGAACATTAAAGCCATGGATATGGTAGAAATCTTTGATGCAGGAAAGAAGGAAGCCCTACGAGTTTCACCCCGTCCATCCCTTGAACTTGAATTGACTTGTGCCAACGTATGGGCTAGCAAGGTCGCACCCCCGGAGGTATTTAAATGAGTGATCTGAAAGAAGTTGCAGAAGAACAAAAGCGCCCCACAATGATGGTGGCAACCCCGATGTATGGCGGCATGTGTACGGGTCACTACCTGAACGGCATCTTGTCATTGTCCAAGAGGATGCAGGAAGTGCGTGTCCCGCTCTACTACGGATACCTCATCAACGAAAGCCTTATCACACGGGCTAGGAACGAGTTGGCTAGGTTGTTCCTAGAGAAGGGCTTGGACTACCTGATGTTCATCGATGCCGACATTCAGTTTAGTGGGCAAGATGTGGCGTCCCTGATGGCGGCTGACAAAGACGTTGTGTGCGGCATCTACCCCAAGAAAGAGATTGATTGGGATCGTGTAAACCAAGCGGCGAAAGAAGGACAAGAGAACCTCCAAGACTACGCTGGTGCGTATGTAATGAACTTCAACCACGGACAAGTAGTTGCCGAGAGTGACCAAGATGGGGTGATCGAAGTGCGGCATGGCGGCACGGGGTTCATGCTCATCAAGCGTCGGGTGTTTGAGATCCTAAAAGACCATGTGCCCACCTACCGCACCTCTACAGTCAAAGACAAGGACGGTGAATACTTAAAGCCCCTGACCCATGAGTTCTTTGCAACAAGTATTGATAGTACGGGTGCTTTGCTGTCCGAGGACTACCACTTCTGTGACCTGTGGAAGAACCACGGCGGGAAGATTTACGCCAACCCGTTTGTCAAACTAAGTCATGTGGGAACTTATGTCTACAGTGGTGATCTCATCAAGTCGGGTGGGAATCTGAAATGAGTGAATATAAGTTCACCAAAGACTGGTTCAGTTGGGCACCTCCTGTGTGGGAGCATCTGATCCCCATGCTCCCTGAGCGTAAGAAGTTTCTAGAGATTGGTGCGTTTGAGGGTAGAGCCACGACATGGATTGTTGAAAACATGATGGAGGATGGTGGGGAGATTGTCTGCATCGACACATGGGAGGGTGGTGAAGAGCATGTCAATGGTGAGATGACTGGTGCAGAGGATCGGTTTGATTACAACCGAGAAGAGTTGCACAAAAAGTTTCCTAGTCGCTACGTTTCAAAGCACAAAGGAAAGTCGCATTTTGCTCTTACATGTGTCTTAGGTAACTTTGACTTTATCTACATCGACGGGTCGCACATTGCCAAAGATGTACTGACCGATGCATGTATGGCTTGGCCCATGCTGAAGAAGGACGGCATCATGGTGTTTGATGATTACCTGTGGGGCGATATGTCTAGACTCAACCACGTTCCCAAACCAGCCATCGATGCGTTCGTCAACATCTTCATCGAAGAACTTAAGGTGATACATATGGGCTATCAATACATTGTGAGGAAAATTGTATGAGTGACATGGTAAATCATCCCCCGCACTACATGGTCGGTGGGATAGAAACGATTGACTACATGGAAGCGAAGAGCACCCCGGAAGAGTTCAGAGGACACCTGCGACTGACGGCACTCAAGTACCTGAGTAGGACTGGGTACAAAAACGATGCCATACAGGATCTCAAAAAAGCCCAGTGGTATCTAAACAAACTGATTGAGACCCTAGAAAAATGAACATTCTCACCATTGACTTTGAGACTTACTACGACAAGGAATACTCCCTATCTAAGATCACTACGGAAGAATACATTCGGGATGACCGATTTGAAGTCATTGGTGTTGCCGTGCAGATTGATAATGGTGAGCCTGAGTGGTTTAGTGGAAGCCACAAAGAGACCCGAAACTTCCTCACCCAATACAACTGGGCTGACTCCTTAGCCGTTGCCCACAATGCCATGTTCGATGCGGCGATTCTGTCGTGGTCGTTTGGCATCTCCCCCAAGGGGTGGATCGACACCCTGTCGATGGCGAGACCTATTCATGGTACGGAGGTGGGGGGCAGTCTTAAAGCCCTGTCCGAACACTACGGGCTTGGAGTAAAGGGAACAGAAGTTGTTAACGCCATGGGCAAACGACGGGCGTTCTTTAAAAGTGATGAGTTGCAAGCCTATGGGGAATACTGCCGAAACGATGTGCGGCTGACCTATAACTTGTTCCAAAAACTAAAGCCGTCTATACCTACTAAAGAACTCAAACTGATCGATCTGACGATAAAGATGTTTTCAGAGCCGGTGTTATGCATTGATGTGCCGGTGTTGGAGGAACATCTGGTGGGGGTGGTGGAGCGTAAAGAAGAGTTGTTGGCAAGTGCTGAAGCCAACAAAGAAATCATCATGTCTAACGAGAAGTTCGCCACAGCGCTGATGGCCTTAGGTATTGATCCTCCTAAAAAGGTCTCACCACGAACAGGCAAGGTGACTTGGGCTTTCTCCAAGACTGACGAGTCATTCAAGGCACTGCTGGACTCGCCCGAAGAGTCGGTGCAAAACTTGGTCGCAGCCCGATTGGGAGTCAAGACTACGCTTGAAGAAACAAGAACTCAAAGGTTCATCGACATTGGCAAACGGGGCACACTCCCCGTTCCTCTCAAATACTATGCGGCTCACACGGGCAGATGGGGCGGTGCTGATAAGGTCAACCTACAGAACTTACCCGCACGAGATGGCAAGTCAAAGATTAAAACTTCAATTTGTAGCCCTGTCGGATATACCCTGATTGACGCTGACTCCTCGCAGATTGAGGCGAGAACCTTGGCTTGGCTATCTCAACAAAACGATCTGGTAGAAAATTTTGCTAACGATGAGGATGTCTACAAGATCATGGCGGCAAAGATCTATGGCATACCAGTAGAGAAGGTCACGAAGGAGCAAAGATTTTTTGGTAAGACCGTGATTCTTGGATGTGGCTACGGCATGGGTGCGGCTAAGTTTCAGATGATGTTGCGCTTGCAGGGTGTGAGCATTGACGAGAAAGAATCAGAGCGCATCATCCGTGTTTACAGATCGACTTATCCTCGCATCCACAACCTATGGAACGAAGGTAAAAATGTTTTAGATGGACTGCTTTTTGATCGTCCGGCAAAGTTTGGACGTACTGGGGTGGTTACTGTATCGGGCGAAGGTATCCTCCTACCCAGCGGTCTTAGGATCATTTACCCCCACTTGGAGCGCAATACAGACGGCGTCATGGGTGGTGTGGAGAAACACACGTTCTCCTACAAGTCTAGAAAAGAGACGGTTTACATCTATGGGGGAAAAGTGGTAGAAAACGTAGTTCAGGCTCTTGCTAGGTGCATCGTGGCTGAGCAAATGTTGAGGATCGCCAAGAAGTATCGGGTAGTCTTGACAGTTCACGACGCCATCATGTGCTCGGTGAAAGACGAAGAAGTTGAGGAAGCCGCCAAGTACATCGAAGAGTGCATGAAGTGGACGCCTGATTGGGCAGAAGGTTTACCTGTTAATTGTGAAGTCGGATGGGGAAAGACATATGCAGATTGCTGACGTTATGGATTACGCACCACACACTATCAAAGCACGTGTGATCCTCAGAGATATAAACGATTGTATGAACGAAGGTCGCAAGAAAGAGGCAGAAGAGTTGGCACTAAAACTGTTGGTCGAGTCCAAACTTCTACTCAACGCCATCAAGCACAAATGAAATCACCTACTTGGTCGTACAGTAGCATCACCCTTTTTCAGCAATGTCCGAAAAAGTATTACCACTTACGGGTAACGAAGGACGTTGTTGAACCCGAGAGTGAAGTGCTCCTGTATGGCACACGGGTGCATGAGGCGGCAGAGAACTACGTCAAGAGTGACACCCCGATCCCTCCGGAGTTTGCTCAGTTTGAACCTGCATTGATAGCACTGAAGAAGTTGCCCGGGGACAAACATACAGAACTCAAGATGGGGCTGACCGAGCGGGGTGAAGCCTGTGGGTTCTTTGCCCCCAATGTTTGGCTCCGTGGAGTGGCTGACCTAGTCATCGTAGATGGGGAAATTGCCAAGATTGTGGACTACAAGACGGGGAAATCCAGCAAGTTTGCAGACACCAAGCAGTTAGATCTGATGGCTCTTTGCACCTTTGCCCACTTCCCAGAAGTCCAAGAAATCAAGGCTGGACTGTTGTTTTTAGTGTGTAGTGACCTTGTAAGAAGGACCTACCAAAGATCCGATGTTCTTGGGATAATGCAGGAATGGTCTGCTAACTACTCTTGGCTCAGTAAAACCTACCAAGAAGATGTTTGGAATCCGAAGCCAAACTTCACTTGCAAGGCGTACTGTCCGGTAGTTAAGTGCTTGCACAACGGAAGGAACACATAAGATGCCATACACCAAATCCCCCCGTCCTTA